CGATGTCCTGTGCGATTTTACAAACTTGCCGTTTCCGGACGAGTCTTTTCCACTGGTTGTGTTTGACCCGCCACATTTAACGGGCGCAAAGGAAACGGCATGGCTTGTCAAGAAGTATGGGAAGTTGGATAATACATGGCCACAGATGATTCATGACGGTTTCGCTGAATGTATGCGCGTCCTGAAATATGATGGTGTTCTGATATTCAAGTGGTCGGAATACGACATACCTGCAAAAGATGTATGGAATGCGATTGGGCAAAAGCCCTTGTTTGGACACCATAGCGGGAAGAAGATGAACACATTTTGGGCGTGTTTTATGAAACTGGAGGAATTGAATGATGGCTGACCTGACCTACATGGACTGCTGGCACTACATCGCGCCGCTGATACCGATGAGCACCGAGACATCGCAGGAGGTTTACGTGATGGTGTTCCAAGCGCTGAAAGAAGCGGAGGAGAGGAGGAAGAACAATGGCTGAATACATAAACGAAACGGAAGTGCTGCAGAGAGCGCTGGACACCTACGGCTCGCTGCCGCAGATCGTGATGGTTTTTGAGGAAATGAGCGAGCTGCAGAAAGAGTTGTGCAAATACCTGCGCGGAAAATACTCGCCGGCAAGCATCGCTGAGGAGATCGCCGACGTGGAGATCATGATCGAGCAAATGAAAATGCTGTTTTGCTGCGCGGAGGATGTGCGCAATGAGCGAAGGCGCAAGGTAGAGCGGCTGAAAGAGAGACTGGACAATGGCTGACCAAATGCAGTTATTTGACATATCTGAGAAACAGTCAAGTAATAGCACGGGTAAAGCTAAACGGAAGTGGGAAAATGGTTTCCAGAGATGGAGCGACCAGCACAGTGCAGATGGTGGTAGCTCTTTTGGGTGCTGTGGATTCGGCAGTATGTGTGACTATTGCGATGATAATACGTATGGGCGCCCGTGTGTCAGGTCGCTGAACGCCATGATCCGCGAAAAGCGTCTGAAAATCGACTACGAAAAGACTGGTTATGTAGAAGCCTGGGAGGGGATTTTAGACAATGGCTGAATACATCGAGCGCAAAGCGTTTTTGAAAGACATCGAAAAGCGATATTGTTTACCGTGCAAAGAGGCAGGGAAAGACCACAACGGCTGTATGTGCCGCGCTTGCTGGGTGGACGATATGCTCGGTGATGTAATAGACGCGCCCGCCGCCGACGTTGCGCCGGTGGTGCGGTGCAAAGACTGCCTGTTTCTGGAATCCGGCGAGAATGAATGCGAAAGCTGGGAGTGGTGCAAGGCGCTGCATCGTGAAATGCCGCCGCACGCTTTTTGCAGTCTCGGCGAGCGAAAGGGTGACAGCGATGACGAAGCGGATTAACCCGCGCCGGAGACCGGCAACGATGGCGGACGTGCAGCGCGCAAAGGATGCGGCAACGGCTGATGCTTGCCGGGTTACGCTGGCGATCTTTTTTACGGCGCTGTTGGACAAGGAAGGCATGGACGCGGAGCAGCTCCGGCGCATCTGGCACGAAGTGGAGGCGCTGTCGGAGAGTGTGCGGGACGGGTACGTATCAGCACCGGATCTGATCCGCGTGCTACGCGAAGAATACGAGATCGACATCATAGGAGGATAAAACGATGAACAGACTGGACACCCTGAAGGCCGCCGCCGAATGCGTGTGCGGCAGCCGAGAAGAAGACTACGGCAGCCCGGAGGACAACTTCGCCGTGATCGCGGCGCTGTGGACGGCATACACCGGCACGGACGTCACGCCGAAGGACGTGGCCATGATGATGGCGCTGCTGAAGATCGCCCGCGCGAAAGCGGGCAGCAAGCCGGACACCTACGTCGATCTGGCTGGCTACGCCGCGTGTGTGGCGGAAATTTCGGCGCGAGAGCCGAAGCGGGGCTCAGAGCGCACAGCGAGTACAACTGGCGCGGCCGGAGGAACAGAGGCGGAAAAAACGGCATCCTGCGTGAAGCTGCAGCGAATGGACGGATACTATCTGGTGGACGTGGACGGGAATTCGCATCGCTTTACGCTGTGGGAAACCGCGATGCAGTTTATCCGCGAGCACGCCGGTGAGCTGACGTGACGGCGGAGTTTGTGATCCCGACGAGGCTGCCGGGGATGAACGAGTACACCGACGCCTGCCGGCGGCACGCGCAGGTGGGCGCGAAGATGAAGCAAAACAACCAGGAGATCGCCGCGTGGGCGATCCGGTCGCAGCTGCGCGGGGTGAAGTTCACGAAGCCGGTGGAGATCACCTACACTTTCTTCGAGCCGAACCGGCGGCGGGACAAGTCAAACGTCGCGGCGTTCGGCGTCAAGGTAATCGAGGACGCGCTGGTGATGTGCGGGGTGCTGAAGGACGACGGCTGGCAGTACATACGGGCGTTTACGTCGCGCTTTGTGCTGGACAAGGAAAAACCGCGCATCGTGGTGCGGATCACCGACGAATGCGCGGGATAAAGGGAAAGCTCCGGGGCGGAAGCCTCGGAGCTTTTGGCGTATTTTGTTACTGCATGGCTTCTGTCATCTCGGCGATCGCTGTCTCGGCAGCGGCACGCGCACGGTCCATGTGGATGCAGGCCCAGTCCATGCGGATGTACTGCGGCGATTCGATCAGGTTTTCCGGCATGCTTTCCTGCGCGCGGTCTTCTTCGGCGGACAGATCTGCAAGCTGGTCGCGCAGAGACTCGCACGCGGCGATCAAGGCGCGAAGCCTGCGGCGGCGGGTGTTATTCATGGGGCGTGCCTCCTTTCAGCGACAGCGGGGTATTGCGATCACGCATCTGTATCGCCTCCCATCACAGGCCACACTGCTTTGCAAGCAGTAGGCGCACATATGGCGGGCAGTCACGATCGCCGGAGACCCAGCGCTGCAGCGTGCGCAGCGGGACGGCAAAGCGCGCGGCGAAGTCCGTCTGTGATAGGCCGGCGTTCTGCACGATCTCGCGCACGGTGATGTGCGCATAGCGCCAGATATGGCGCAGCTCCTCGGCAAGTGCCGGGAGATCATCGTCCTCGACGGTCGGAAAGATGTCGGACAGCGCGGCGCCGGACGCAAAAGCATCCGGATCGCTGTACTGCTGCGCAGCGCGGAAAGCGCTGTAAAACTGCTTGTCAGTCATGGTGATGTCTCCTTTCACGTGCGCCTCCCGGCGATGCCGGGAGGCTGGTGGTTACTGGTCTTGGTACAGGAACCGGTTGCCCTGCAGATCCAAGTAGCAGACGCGGCCGTCCTCGCTGACCAAGCACACAAGCTCCGCGCGGTGCACACGCAGGCCGTCGAGCTTGCCGAACGTGCTGTTGATGCCGGATGTGTCGCCGTACCGCTGGCATCTTACTCGCACGACAGCATCAAAAAGACAGTCGCCATAGGATCTGCGGCTGATGTAGCGGTCTCCGGCCTCCATCTCGATGTCGTAGCCAAAGGTCACACGCATGGGCTGCCCATCGTCGCCCTTTACAAAGTAGCCGAGATGGCCGAAGCCGGGGCGCTCGCGGAAGTACACGGACCGGCCGAAGAAGCTCAGACCATCGTACACGCCGGTTCGCATGGTCTTCTGGTCTGCAGCCGGGAAGATCGGAATGTCGTCGTCACTCGCTTCGTCCGCCCATCCCCAGCCATCCTCGGCGTACCATGCATCCGGGCACGTCAGGCTGTACACAGACCAGCGATTGTAGTCTTCGTCGGTGTAGTGCTTTGCAAAGACGGTGCACGGTGCAGTGGCCTCGGCACCGGCGTCTGCGAGCGCGTCCAGCTCTGCGATCGGCTCGCCGGTCGTGCTGACTTCCAGATACCGGATAATGTTCGTGTCCGAGAAGTGCACGAAGTGCATGCCGTGCTTGGCTGCCAGATTTTTTGCGTCCTGAAGTGTCATAATTTTCTCCCTTTCTCCGGCTTTGCCGGTGTCGATGTTGATGTGATCCGCTGGCGCGGGAGGTCATATGACCTCCACGCCCAGCTTGTCGGCGGCTCTCAGGATGATCTCCTCGAAGGTGTCGCCGTCGGCGGCGTCAAACGCCTCGGCCATGCCGGCCATCTCGCACAGCTCGCGGGCAAGGCCCATGTCCCATGTGTCGGCGCTGCGCAGTGCCTCGGCGATCTTGGCGGCTTCGTCGTAATCCGGCAGGTCGAGCGCATTGCGCACCGCACCGTTTTCTGCTGCATAGACTTCATACTTCATTTTTCTTTCGTCCTTTCCGGCCTGTCGGCCTGTCGTGTTTTCCCTTTTTATGGTTCAAGTATACGCCATGCGGACGTAAATGTCAAGTGTTTTTACGCCAGCCGGACGTAAAAAGACACACAAAAATTGGTGCGGGAAGTTGTGCAGGATGCAGAAAATGCCGGGATAGATAAGCACGGGCGGCTTGGTGTACGATGGACGCGGAGGTGCAGTGATGGTGTACCAGGATTGGGATGCTTTGAAAATGGAATACGTTACCACAAAGACGACCTACGCGAAGCTGGCCGAAAAGTACGGCATCAGCATTAGCCAGATCAAAATTGTTGCTGCACGTGATGGATGGACAAATGAACGCAAAAAGTTCACCGCACGCGTACAACAAAAGGCGTACCGGAAGGCGTGTAACCACGAGGCCGACCGGCTCGCGCGTTTGATCACAGCCACCACGGGCGCGATCGACGTGGCGATGCGCGCGATCGGCGACGACGAGCAGTTTAACCGCTATCTTGTCGAGCGGCGCGAGAAGTACGTCACGCCGGTGCTGGCCTGCGAAAAGGACGGCGGAGAAGATGCGGACGTGCAGCTGGTGACGGAGCGGCAGTGGACGGAAGAGCGCACGTACCAGAAGGTGGACACGAAGGCGCTGAAGGACCTGACTGGCGTGCTGAAGGACCTGACGGGGCTGGTGCGCGATCTGTACGGCATCCCGACGCAGGCGCAGGCCGAGGCGCAGCGCATCGCGGCCGAGCGGCTGGAGCTTGATCGCAAAAAGGCCGAGGACGGCAGCACGGACACGCACGCGGAGCTGGAGATCGTGGGTCTGCCGGAGGAGTACAGGCGATGATACTGATCGATGCAAGCAAGATCAGCGACAAGCAGGACGCATTTTTGCGCGACGAGCACCGGCACGTGGCCTATGGTGGCGCGCGCGGCGGCGGCAAGAGCTGGGCCGTGCGCACGAAGGCCAAGATCCTGGGCTGCACGTATCCTGGCATCAAGATGCTGATCGTCCGGCGCACGCTCGATGAGCTGCGCAACAACCACGTAAAATTTTTGACGCCGGAGCTCGCGGGCGTGGCGAAGTACAATCAGAGCACGAAAGAGTATAAATTTGCCAACGGCAGCACGCTGACGCTGGGATACTGCGATGCCGAGAAGGATCTGGGCCACTATCAGGGCGCTGAGTACGATGTGGCCTTTTTGGACGAAGCCGGGCAGCTGCAGCCGGAGTGGATCCGCGAGATCAATGCGTGCGTGCGTGGCACAAACGGGTACCCGAAGCGGACATACTACACGCTCAACCCCGGCGGACCGGCGCACGGATACTTCAAGCGTCTGTTCGTCGACCGGCGCTTCGAGGATGCCGAGCGGCCGGAGGACTACAGCTTCATTCAGGCGCTGGTGACGGACAACCGCGCGCTGATGGAGGCGCAGCCGGAGTACATCGCCGAGCTGCGCAAGCTGCCCCCAAAGCTGCGCGCGGCGTGGCTGGAGGGCTCGTGGGACATCTTCGAAGGGCAGTTTTTCGAGGACTTCCGCACGGAGCCGGATCTGATGGCGGCGCACGAGGCGGGCGTGGACGCGGATCCGGAGGAGCTGCGGGCGCAGCACAGGTGGTGCCACGTGATCAGGCCGTTTGACATCGCGGCCGGAGCGTGCCGGGGATGGCACATCCTGCGCAGCTACGACTTCGGCTACGGCAAGCCGTTTTCGTGCGCATGGTGGGCGATGGACTACGACGGCGTGCTGTACCGCATCATGGAGCTGTATGGCTGCACGGAGACGCCGAACGAAGGCATCAAGTGGTCGCCGGACGAGCAGTTCAAGCGCATCGCGGAGATCGAGGACACGCACCCATGGCTTAAAGGGCGGAAGATCACGGGCGTGGCGGACCCGGCGATCTGGGATGCATCGCGCGGCGAGAGCATCGCGGACACGGCGGCGCGGTATCGCGTGTACTGCACGCCGGGCGACAACAAACGCGTGCCTGGCTGGATGCAGTGCCATTACCGGCTGCAGTTTGACGCGCAGGGATATGCGCGGATGTACGTCTTCGACACGTGCAAGGCGTTCATCCGCACGGTGCCGCTGATGATGTACAGCCGGACGAACCCCGAGGATCTGGACACGACGCTGGAGGACCACGTCAGCGACGAATGGCGGTATCTGTGTATGTCGCGGCCGGTGAAGCCGATGCTGGCCGCGGAGGAAGAGCCGGTGCTGTCCGATCCGCTGAATCAGATGAAAAAGCCGGGGCGCTACGGCGCAATCTGGTGACAAAACGGGAGGTTATCATGGACGAAATTCGCATTCAGGGAGCGCAGCCGGGCACGGAGGCGCAGGCGCTCGGCGGGCAGGTGATGCCGCCGGAGGACGTGATCACGCGCGAGCAGCTGCAGGAGTTTTCCCGCGTGCTGCACGAGTACAAGGTGGGCAAGGCCAGCACCGAGCGGCGCATGATCGCAGCGGAGCAGTGGTGGAAGCTGCACAACCAGCCGGAAGAAGAGAAGGCCGGAAACCAGATGTACAGGGGCTTCCGCAGCCGGAGCTCATGGCTGCACAATGTCATCGTGAACAAGCACGCGGACGCGGTGGAATCGTACCCCGAGCCGAACATTCTGCCGCGCGAGGAAGGCGACAAGCAGGAAGCGAAGATGCTTTCGGCGATCGTGCCGTGCGTGCTGGAGCAGAACGCCTTCGACGCTACGTGGAGCGACGCGATGTGGGCGAAGATGAAGTACGGCACGTGCGTGTACAAGATCACGTGGGACAGCGGCAAGCTCGGCGGCCTCGGCGACATCAGCATCGAGCGCGTGAACGTGCTCAACCTGTTCTGGGAGCCGGGCATCACGGACATCCAGAAGAGCCGGTACGTGTACCACACGGAGCTGATGGACAATGAGGCGCTCGAGGAGCAGTATCCCCAGCTGCGTGGGCAGCTCAAGGGCAACGACTTTTATGCGTCGAAGTTTTTGTACGACGATAACGTGCCGACGGACCGGAAGAGCACGGTGATCGACGTGTACTACCATCGCGGCGGCGTGCTGCACTACTGCAAGTACATCGGCGATATCATACTATACGCGACAGAAAACGATCCGGAGTACCGCGAGCGGGGGCTGTACGATCACGGGCTGTACCCGTATGTGTTCGACGCGCTGTTTCCGGTCGAGGGCTCGCCGTGCGGGTACGGATACGTAGACATCTGCCGAAATCCGCAGACGGCCATCGACAGTTTGGGCACGAGCCTCGTGCGCAACGCCGTGGTGGGCGCGACGCCACGCTATTTTATGCGCGAGGACGGCAGCGTGAACGAGCAGGAGCTGCTGGACACGGAGAAACCGCTGGTGCACGTGGACGGCAACCTCGGGCAGGACAGCATCCGCCCGATCGACTACAACGCGCTGCCGGGAAACTATATCAACGTGTGGTCAACCATGGTGAACGAGCTGCGCGAGACCAGCGGCAACACCGACACGGCGACCGGCAACGTGACCTCCGGCGTGACGGCGGCGAGCGCAATTGCCGCGCTGCAGGAGGCCAGCGGCAAGGGCAGCCGGGACAGCACGCTGGCAGCATACCGCGCGTACAGCAAGATCGTGAATCTGTGCATCGAGCTGATCCGGCAGTTTTACGACCTGCCGCGATCCTTCCGGATCGTGGGCGAGCTGGGCATGGAGCAGTTCGTGTCCTACAGCAACCGGGGGCTGCAGCCGCAGGCGCAGGGCATGGCCTTCGGCGCGGACATGGGGATGCGGCTGCCGGTGTTCGATATCAAGGTCAGCGCGCAAAAGAAAAACGTCTATACGCGCGTGAGCCAGAACGAATTGGCGCTGCAGTTTTTCCAGATGGGCTTCTTCAGCCCGAGCATAACGGACCAGGCGCTGGCGTGCCTGGACATGATGGACTTTGACGGCAAGGACGGCGTGATGCAGAAGATCCAGCTAAACGGCGTGCTGGCGCAGCGGCTGCAGCAGTACCAGCAGCTGGCGCTGTCGCTGGCGCAGATCGCGCGGCCGGACATGGTGCAGGGTATCGCGGCGGACATGGGCATCGCCATGCCGGCACAGGCGGGCGCAAGCGCCGCACCGAAGATGCAGGAAAGCGACGAGATCTCCGGCGTCAAGGCCGACGAGCACCCGATCGCCGCGAAGGCACGGGAGGCGAGCGCGAACGCTGCCCAGCCGGGCGGCGGAGCCGTGGTCAAGGGGGGCAGCAAGGCATGATCGAGATTGTATACGACCGGATGAGGCTTCGGCTGACGGCTGACGGGCACGCGGGCTTCGCCGAGGCGGGGCAGGACATCGTATGCGCGGCGGTGACGATCCTTGTGTACACGCTGGCGGCCGCCGTGGGCAACATGGACGCCGCCGGGCAGGCACGCGGATCGCGCGTGGATCTGGGCAGTGGGCACGCCGAGATCGTGTGCGCTGCGTCGCCGCGATGGCGCGCGTGCGCGAAGATGATCTGCGACCAGATCTGCGCGGGATTCGATATCCTGCGGTAGATGTACCCGGAGCGCGTGCGCTACGATGTGCGCGGATAAAAAAATTTTCAGAGATCCTTGGCCGAGGGATAGAGAAAGCCCTCGGCCTTTTTGTATGCTGGAGATGCGAGGGCGCAGGAGCTTTCGCGTGTGTACCTCCTTTCTTCTGTTTCCCATCCATCTCCTTTTCTCTTGGCGCCCACGCAGCGGGGAGACTGCTGCGTGGGTATCTATGCCGCTGCGAGGAGCACTGTTGCGATGGACAGCAAGTGCCGGTGCAACTCCGGCGGGCGGCTGACAGGGTCGTGGCCTACCACAGATTTTTGACGGAGGCATCCTTATGCGATTTGACATTCGGGCGCTGGCCATGCACGGCCTGCAGCTCTTTGGCGGCGAAGGCGGCGCGGGTGGCGCGGCCGGAGGCTCTGCCGGAGCGGGAGCAGGCGCAGATGGTGCGGGCGCTGCGGGCGTAACGGCTCCCGACGCCGGGGAGCGCATCCTGACCGGGCTTGGTGTCCCGGCGGACAAGATCAGCAAACGGTCGAGAGCGCGCGTATCCGCGATGCACCGTGACGACGGGGCAGCGGCAGAGGCGGCGCAGACGCAGGACGACGCTGCAAAGGGCACCGATGACGGGCAGGAAGTGCCGAAGCGCCTGACGTGGGACGAGATCATGGCAGATCCCGAGTACAACGAGCAGGCGCAGAAGATGATGCAGAAGCGGCTGGCAAAGTCGAAGAAGTCCGAGCAGGCGCTCAAGGACCTGACGCCGGCATTGGAGCTGATGGCGCGCAAGTACGGCATCGACGCAGAGGATATCTCCAAGCTGGACGTGCAGGCGCTGAACAAGGCTGTGACCGAGGACAAGGCGTACTACGAGGAGCGGGCGGACGAGCTCGGCATCCCCGTCGAGGAGGCCATGCGTATCGACCAGCTGGAGCGGCGCAACAAGCTGCTGGAGCACCAGAACGAGCAGACGCTTGAGCAGCGCAGACTGCAGGAGCATTTCGACGGGCTGGTGCAGCAGGCGGCAAAGCTGCAGGAGATGTATCCTGGCTTCGACCTGCAGACGGAGCTGGAAAACCCGGTCTTCGCGCGGCTGACCGCGCCGGGCAGCCTGGTCAGCGTGGAGGACGCCTACTTTGCCGTGCACCGCAAGGAGATCCAGACGGCGGCGATGCAGGTGGCAGCGCAGAAGACCGCGCAGCAGATCAGCAACAGCATCCAGGCCGGGCAGCGCAGGCCGGCAGAGAACGGCAGCGCATCCCAGGCGGCATCCATTTCTGCCCCGACGACGATGTCGCGCGCGAGACGCGCCGAGATCAAGCGCCGCATGAACATCGCAGCGGCGAACGGGGAGAAGCTCTATCCCGGCACGTTCTGACGCGCAGGGAGGCGATCCCCGAACAGAATACTGAAAGGGGAAGCAAACCTATGATCATGAATCTGATTACCAAGCTCGGTCTGCAGCTTTTCGCGGACGCGGGCACGCTGGTCAACGCGACCGGCAACTACGTCAACGCCTCGACCGGCACGACGACTGCGTTCGACGCAACGCACACGCTCGCGCCGGAGCTCAAGACCTTTTACGACACCGAGCTGCTCGAAAACGCCCGCGCCGAGATGTTTTACGCGCAGTTCGGCAAGAAGCAGGCGCTGCCGAAGAACCACGGCGGCACGGTCGAGTGGCGCAAGTGGAACACCTTTGAAAAGGCCGGCAAGCTGACCGAAGGCGTGATCCCGACGGGTCAGAAGTTCGGCGTGACCAAGCTCGAGGGCAGCATCAACCAGTACGGCACGTACACCAGCATCACCGACCGCCTGGAGCTGCGCGCCTACGACGACGTGATCCTTGGCGCGACCGAGGAGATGGGCGCGAGCGCCGCAGAGACGCAGGAAAAGCTCATCCGCGACGCGCTGCTGACCAACACGAACGTGCTCTACTGCGACAACCTCAGCGCGGCCGGCGCGTATATCTCCACGCCGACCTCCTGCGCCGAGATGGGCGCCGGCGGCGGCACGAGCGCTGCTGACGGCTACGCCTACCTGACGCCGGACATGATCGCCAAGGCGGTCACGAAGATGAAGAAGGACCGCGTGCCGACCATCAACGGCAAGTATTACGCCGTGATCCATCCGTCCGTCGCCTACGACCTGCGCAAGTCCACCGAGTGGATCGAGGCGCACAAGTACGCCCAGCCGGACGAGATCTACAACGGCGAGATCGGCGAGCTGCACGGCGTGCGCTTCATCGAGAACACGTTCGCCCCTGTTCTGACCGGCGAAGGCTACAAGAACAAGAGCAACGGCGCGACCTACGCGACCTACTTCTTCGGCAAGGATGCCTTCGGCATCATCGACCCGGAGGGCGGCGCGCTGGAGATGATCGTGCACGACAAGTCCGAGATCGGCGGCCCGCTGAACCAGTTCAGCACCATCGGCTACAAGTTCGAGACCAACGGCGCGACCGTGCTGTACACCGAGCGCCTGCTGCGCGTGATGAGCACGTCTGCTTACAGCGCAACGGACGCCGCCAACTGAGGCGAAACCAATACGGCCGGAGGCGCTGCGGCGTCTCCGGCTGATGTGAGAAAGGAGCGTACCCATGGCAACCGAAAAGAAGACTGAGACTGCGGCTGAAAAGCTGCCGGATCCGTATGAGCTGGAGGAGATCTTCATCCCGCGCGCAGGCGCGAAGGAAGACCCGAACCTGTTCGTGAGCGTCAACGGTAAGAATTTTCTGATCCCGAAGGGCAAGAAGTCCAAGGTGCCGCGCTACATCGCCGACGAGATCCGCCGGTCTGAGCGCGCGCGGGACGCCTTCGAGGCGTTCGTGGACGAGGCTACGGCAGCCGCGCGGCAGGCAGAGTAAACCAAAGGGAGGCGGCAATCACGCCTCCCTTTTCCAGTATAAGGAGCAGAGACTATGACGATTTCGGACGCGATCACGATGGTGGACGCCCTGCGGCCGAACCAGTATTCGCAGGACATAAAGATCCGGTGGCTGTCGCGCCTTGACGGGATGATCTGGAAAGAAGTGATCTGCACGCACGAGGGCGGCACGGAGACGTTCGACGGCTACGGCGAGAACACGAGCATGAGCACGGAGCTGCTCGTCGGCAGCCCGTATGACGAGGACGTGTACAACAACTACCTGCAGGCCATGATCGACCGCGAAAACGGCGAGGCGGGCAAATACAGCCAGAGCATCACGCTGTTCAACGCGGCGTTCTCGCGCTGGCGCAACTGGTACAACCGCGCGCACATGGCAAAGGACTCCGGCGCGTTCCGGTTTTGAGGGGGGGGGATGACAGATGCCGACATATCCGACGATTCAGGAGACGGCACGCTCGCAGCAGGTGACGGATACCTTCGGCGGCTACAACCACAACCTCAAGATCCCCGAGGGGGAATTCTATGAGATGGAGAATCTGTGCGGGGACGATTACCCGCTGCTGGCGACAAGAAAGCAGCGAAAGACACTGCAGGGTTCGGTCGAAAACCTGAAGGCGATAGTATCAAAAGGGAATAAGCTTTACTACATCGCAGGGTATGACAGCGCGACAAACACCTGCGGATTCTATGCCGACGGCGAGAAAGTCGTGGATCTGGCATACGCCGGATCGAAGCGGTTCGTGAGCATGGGCGCGTACCTGCTCATCTGGCCGGACAAGGTGTGGTACAACACGGCGGACGGCACGCACGGGAATATGGAGAAGAAGTTCGCCGCTGCGGCGGGGACGTACCTGTTTTCTGAAACGAACGCCGTTTCCGGTCCGGACGGGCAGGAGACGATCACGGTCTATGCAAAGTGGCTGGTGGAGCCGTGCAGCAGAGACGGGAAGACCGTATACACGACGAGCGAGACGCACAGCGCGTCCTTCGGCAGCAACCGCACGGTGATGCAGGACGGGATCACCTACTACTATCTCAACAGCAACAAACCATCCGCGCCGAAAAATGGGGACGCATACATCGACAACGAGACGCGAACGCCATATGTCTACAGCGACTCGCAGAAGGATTGGGCGGCGCAGGACGTGCCGGTGATGCGGCTCAAATGCAAGGGGATCGGCAGCGGCTTTGCAGCCGGCGATTTCGTGAAGATCTCTTATGTGGATACGAGCACATATTTCGGGCTGCTCGGCGGGGACAATCTCGCGGACGGCACGTACAGGGAGGTGCTTGCGGCCGGAGGCGACTATCTCGTGCTGGACGCATACGCGCCGAAGGTGGCAGTGTCGTACATCATCGACGAAGCGCCTCCCGGCGTCTATGTCAGGGCGGATATGGATCTGCCGGACATGGACTATGTCATCGAGGCGCAGAACCGGCTCTGGGGCTGCAAGTACGGCACGGTGAACGGGAAGCTTGTCAACGAGATCTACGCGAGCGCGCTTGGGCGCTTCGACGTGTGGCGCAAATATGCAGGCGTGAGCACGGACAGTTACGCCGCTTCGGTCGGCTCGGACGGGCGCTGGACAGGCGCTGTGAATTATCAGGGCTATCCGCTGTTTTTCAAGGAAGACCGGATGCACAAGGTGTATGTGTCCGCGAGCGGCGCACACAGGATCCAGGAGTACACGACGCGAGGCGTGCAGCCGGGCGGAGCGAAGAGCCTCGCGGTGGTCAACGGAGTACTGTTTTACAAGGCGCGCGACTGCGTGTGCGCCTACGACGGAAGCGGCGCGCCGACGGACGTGAGCGAGAAGCTGAACCTGAATTCGCTTTCACGGCCTGGCAGCACGACGAGCATCGCGGCGGCGTACCGCGAAAAGTATTATCTCTACCTGCAGATGAATACGCCTCCGGGAAGCCGCCTGCTCGTTTTGGACACGCGGCGCGGGACGTGGTACCGGGAGAGCATCCCGGCCGGCGGCATCGTCGATTTCACGGAGCACCTTGGTTCTCTCCTATGCGGGGGAGGAGACATCGAGGAGATCGCGCACGACAACCAGATATCCGAGCTGAGCGGCACGGCAGAGGGCGACGTGGCGTGGAGCTGCGAGACGGGCCTGATCGGCTACAGCACGGTCGAGCAGAAGTACATCAGCCGGTTCAACATCCGCATGAGCCTCGCGCAGGGAGCGCACATGGACGTACTGGTGCAGTATGACTCCGACGGGCTGTGGCACAATCAGGGGCGGATACAGGGCGCAGGGACGCGCACGTTCATGCTTCCGGTGCGGCCGAGGCGCTGCGACCACTTCCGCATCCGGCTCGAAGGCAGCGGGGAAGTGCGCATCTACAGCTTCGCAAAAATATTCGAGGCGGGGAGCGATGTGTATGCTGACATTTGATTACCCGCAGACGTATGCAGTGGCCGGCAGCACAGAGGAGCAGCTTGCCCAGCTGCGCTCGTACATCTGGCAGCTCGTGGATATGCTCAATCAGGCAGATGACGCGAACGAGGCCGGAATCGGCGCTGCAGATACTGCCGCGCTCCGTACAGAGCTGGAAAAGCTGCGCAAGGCGCTGCGGGATCTGGAAGCAAAGAGCGGGCACGGCCTTCCGAGCGGCGGAACGACCGGGCAGGCGCTGACGAAGCTATCCGACAGAGACTATGACACTGGCTGGCGCACGCCGACAGGCGGAAGCGGCGGAGGCACGGTGCAGAGCGTCAACCAGGTGCTGCCGGATAACGCAGGGAATGTGCAGTTGACGCCGAAAAACGTCGGCGCTGTTGACGAGGATGAAGAGCTGACGATCCTCGAGATCATTGACATGTGGAATAACGCTTAGGGGGAGAACTATGGCGACGAAATATGCGGGGCAGAACGCCCTGAACAAGATGATACAGCTGGTGAAGACGGCAATCAACAACAAGGCAGACAAATCGGCGCTGGATGAAAAACTGGACAAGTCTGGCGGGACAATCACCGGAGGCCTGAATGTCAATGGGAGTCTGGACGTAGGCAGCACGCTCAGTACAGATCTTATGGTGATGACACCATCGCTTGTCATCCACGATGAAGCGAAAGAAGCGGCAATTTACGTTACCGTTGCTGGTGACAATGCGGCGAAGGTTACAAGCCCTGTATCTGGCGGCGGGACACAATACGCCCGTTTCGCGGTCGGCACGCCTACCGGAGACAACGACGCGACGCCGAAGACGTATGTGGACACGAAGGTGTCCGGTTTTCAGACGGCTTCGCAGGTGCAGGACGCGATCAGAAGCGCGATCACGGGCGTATACACGCCGAAGGGGTCTATTGCGTTTGCATCCCTGCCTGTGCCGGTTGCCGGTAAAGTCGGCTGGGTGTACAACATCACGGATGCGTTCACGACGGATAACCATTTTATCGAAGGCGAGGGACGCGACTACCCTGCCGGGACGAACGTCGTATGTGCGGAAATTAGCGCCGGTGATTACGGCTGGGACGTGCTTGCGGGCACGATCGACCTGACGGAGCTTACCGCCACAGAGGTGCAGACGCTCTGGGATTCCATCTGACGGGGGGCTGACTTATGCAAACAAGCGGAAGTGCAGCGATCAAAAAACTGATCCAGCTTGTAAAATCCGCGCTGTCCGGCAAGATGGACAAATCAGGCGGGACTTTTACGGGCAATGTCTCCGGGGAGTATTTTACCGGCACGTGGCTGCAGACTACGAAAGCAACCGACCTAGGCCGCGTACCAGGTAAGATCGCCGTGCTGGACGAGTCTGGCTGGGTGTACTATCGCACGCCCGCCGAGCTGCTGGCCGACATCGGCGCCATGTCTGGCGGAGATTACTACACCAAGGCGGAGACGGATGCTGCCATCGCCGTGCGTGCGAGCCTGTCGCACTACGGCACAACCATGCTGTCGACCAGAATCGATTCCATCAGCAAGGTGCTTGCAGCCACGCCATACGCGGTAAAAACGGCGCTGGACGCGGCAAAAGCATATGCGGATAGCGTCGTCACCGGCTCGGACTATGTCACCGAGCAGGGGGCGAATGACTTTTGGACGTGGCGCAAGTGGGCATCCGGCATCGCGGAGCTGTGGGCGGTATCCGGCGTCGATCAGATTGCGATCACGTCCGCGTGGGGCAGCATGTACTATGGCACGTGGATGGACTTGCCGAGCAACGTCACAGCACGGCAGTATCCTTTTGCTTTTATCGCCACGCCGTCGGTATCGGCGTCTTATAGCGGCGGGGATAAGGACGCTTGGCTGATATCCGCTTTTAATGCCAGCGACAATCTGCTGCTCGGCGCTCCGGCGTATGCGCTCGCGCGCCCGAATACCGCGACCGTGGTGAAACCGCGCATCAGCTACTACATTATTGGCAAGTACAAGTAAAGGAGGCCGCGCATGGCAAAGAAAAACTACAACGGCGTCGAGTTTGACGACAGCGTGGATTATGCCGCGCTGATGGATAAGGCGGCTGCTGCCGGAAACAACGAGAAGGCGGCCGTTCTGGAGCGGAAGCGCAACGCGAAGATCCAGTCCGGCGGCATGGACTATGGTACGACGAATCAGTACGCGCAGTACCTGCCGAAGGCGGACACTCCGTATGACACACAGACGGACTACGGCGCTCTGATGGACAAGGCCGCTGCGTCCGGCGATTACACGAGCGCAGCACGGTATGAGAAGCTGCGCAACGCGAAGATCAAGGGCGAGGGTCTGGACTATGAGACGAGCGATTACTACTCGAAGTACCTGCCCGAGAACCGGTATACCTACGACCCGAGCAAGAACGACGCATACCAGCGCGCGAATGATCAGGCGACGGCGATCTACGATAAGATCATGAACCGCGGGGAGTTCTCGTATGACGTGAACAAGGACAAGCTCTACCAGCAGTACCGCGATCTGTACGCGCAGATGGGGCGCGGCGCGATGGAGGACACAATGGGGCAGGCGGCTGCGCTGACCGGCGGCTACGGAAGCACATACAGCCAGAACGCGGGGCAGCAGGCGTATAACAGCTATCTGCAGAAACTCAACGAGGTCGTGCCCGAGCTGTATACCGCAGCCTACAACCGCTACAATCAGGAAGGCCAGAACCTGATGAACCTCTACACCATGGCGCGCAGCAACGCAGACAACGCTTACGAGCGAGACTACAACCAGTGGTATAACCGGCTGCAGCTTGAGCGCAGCGACGAGGACACGGCATATAACCGCAAGCAGACCGAGGAGCAGAAGAAGCTCACGCAGGAGGAGACGGACTACGAGCGCAAGCAGAACGCCTGGAGCCGTCTGTCGTCCCTGATCACGACGACCGGATACCAGCCGTCGGACGAGGAGCTGGCGGCGGCCGGGATGTCTGCCAACGAGGCGGCATATCTGCGGCAGTATTACCAGCAGCAGTCGGCAGCAGCGTCAAATAAGAGTGGGGGGTCGGGCGGCGGAAGTAGAAGAGGCGGGAGCGGATACGGAGGCGGCGGAACGCAGACGGAGCAGACTGGTTCACCGTCTCCGTATGCACACAAGCCCGGCAGCGGGATCACGCACAACGACATCGACATAACGGACGCGAGCGCAGTAAAAGACGCTGCGGCCGTGGCGGGCAGAGTGAAAGAGATGATCAATGAAGGCGTACCGATCGCGGACGTGAATGCATTCATCCGCAGCGCGTCGGAAAACGGTCTGATCTCGGACGACAGCGCCCGCAGGCTGAGATACATGAATAACTCCAGGAAGTGAGGGGCACATAGATGACAGTCAAGAAAGCAGCAATCTCCATTGGCGATTGGCTCAAGAGCACGGGATTCTCCGCCGAGAAAACGCTTTCCTCGGCGCAGGAGCAGCGGAAAAACCTGCTGCAGCAGATGGACAACGCGAATGCATCGTATCTAACCGGCGAGAATCGCGGCGCGCTGCAGAACGCATTCAGCAACTATCAGGCGACCATGAACGTGCTTCGCGGTGCCGGCTATGACACCGGAAATGACGTCGACGTTCTGCGCAGAGCCGTGCACTCGTCCTTCGACTTCCAGGACCAGTTCAAGGACGAAGACGACTTCAACGTGTCGTATGCCTACCCGAAGAAATACAAGGGCAAGACCCGCGCAGACGTCGATGCGGCGCTCACGCAGCTCAAGAACACGCCGGGAGCCGAGGCGGAATATGACTGGCTGAACAAGAACCAGATGAATTACTGGTCTGCGGACGAGCTGAAGGCGCAGATCGGCGCGTGGCAGAAAGAAATTTCCGGCATTGAACAGCAGCGCCGGAATATGCCGCGCATGGCCGCCGGGAGCACAGACGCAGACTATGCCAAGCGGCAGCAGGAGGCGCTCGCGCTCTCGGGGCAGATCGATGAGCGAAAAGCGAAGATCGGGGAAGCGCAGAGCCTGCTCACGCGGAAGACCTACGATGACGAGATCAGCAAGTGGGACACGCAGATGCAGAGGGCGCTCTCCGACTACAGCAAGGCGCTGAGTGTGAGCGAGAGCGCGAACACGGAGATGGCGTTGGCCGGAAACTCCGCATTTGTGGTGCAAAACAGTGACTACGCCACGAACGCGCGCAATACGGTGCGCAGCTTCGAGCAGCAGCTGCGTGATTACGGCTACAGTGACCAGCAGATCAACGGCATCCGTAACTACGCGCTCACGCAGCAGCACGCAAACGAGGCTGCGGAAATGGCACAGCAGGTCGCACAGGAGGCCAAGGAGCATCCGTGGCTTTCTTCCGCTATGTCTGTCGGGACAAATATGATGGCCGGAGCGGGCGCGCTCGACATCGCGGCACAGAATGCGCTGAACGGGACAGACCCGTTCACGGGCGAAAAAATGGTCGTCGACCGCTATACGAAATCCATGGTGCCGAGCACGGTGACGAACACCATCCGCGGAAGCGTTTCCGAGGACATGAGCGGCATTGGTTCGTTCCTGTACAACACCGGTATGAGCATGGCGGACAGTCTGGCGACGCTGGCCGTCGGCGGCGCGACCGGCCTGCACGGCGCGGCGGATGTGATCCTCGGCGGCGCGGCGGCATCTCAGGCAATAACGGATGCGTATGATCGCGGTGCATCTGACTCGCAGGCCATGTCGGTCGGCCTGCTCTACGGAACGGCCGAGGCACTGTTCGAGCACATCAGCCTGGATAAGCTGCGCACGTTCCACACGTCGGCGGCCGCCGGGAAGAAGACCGCGAAGACGCTGGTTAAGGATATGCTCAAGCAGAGCTTTGTGGAAGGCAGCGAGGAAGTTTCCACGGACATCGCAAACGTCATCTCCGACGCGATCGTGATGGCCGACAAGAGCGAGATCAACCAGACGATTGCCGCCTATCAGGCGGGAGGCATGAGCGAGGACGAGGCAACGCGCAGGGCGTGGCTTGATTGGCTCGGCCAGACAGCGCAGGACTTTGCCGGCGGCGCGATCTCCGGCGGCGTGATGACCGGCGGCGACATGGCGATCAACGCCGGGGTGCGAAGCGCAAATTACCGCGAGACCGGCCGGCAGATCACGGCCAACGACTACGCGGACATCCTCCGCCGCGCTGCAGAGGAAAGCGGCGACGAAAACCTCCGGAAGCTGGCCGGGAAGAAGCAGACGAACCGCAACACCGGCAAGCTTTACGAGGCGACACAGGAAGCAAATCTCACGCAGGCGGTCTCTGACCGTCTGGGTGCGCTCGGCACGCCAGAAAACGACGTGCAGGAGCTGACCGGCCTCGTGGTCAAGCAGATCAAGGGGCAGGAGCTGACGGGCAAGGAACAGCGAAAATTTGACGCCAGCAAGCAGGCGCAGCGCGCGGCGAACGAGTATGCGTCCCTGTTCACGCGGGATGCAGACCGGACAACGAACGCATGGGCGCGCAGCCATATGCGTGACGCGGTCGAGCTGGAGCGCAACGCGATCTATGGCGGGGCGCGCAAGACTGACGCAGGGCAGACGCAGACACATCAGGCGGAGAAGAACGCCGAGGTGCAGGTAAACGGTGAGACAGCACAGGTGCAGGCGCTCCGATATGATCAGGAGAGCGGCAGCGTGGAGCTGTCGGTGAAGGGCAAAAACGGCGATGTGCAGCGCGTTTCCGTGAAGGACGCCAAGCTGCCGGAGGGCACGCGCCTGCTCGCCGAGAGCGCGGAAAAATACGGCGATACCGCGCCGCAGATGTACGCAAACTACAAAAACGGGCAGGACGTGGAGCGCTACGCCAGCGCCTATGAGGTGGCATACTCTTACGGACGCGCGCGCGTGAAAAACTACGCTGTGCTCGAGAACAGCGGCGCAGCATCGTATCTGACACCGGAGCAGCGGAAATTTGCCTACGAGACCGGCCTTGCCGCAGCACGCAGGGAATCTGCCGCGAAGAATGCGGCGGCCAAGAGCGGCGAAATTAAGGCAGGCAACGTGACGCTGGAAGGCGGAAAGCTCGGAAACGTGACGCTCGCCGCCGTGAACACGGCCGGCCTGACGCGCAAGCAGACGGCGTCGATCGACGTGGCACGCAAGGTGGCCGAGGCGACCGGCGTGAACGTCGTGTTCTTCGAATCGCAGACCGACGAGGGCGGCAAGTATCTCGGCATGAACGGCGCATACCGCGACGGCACGATCTATCTGGACGTCAACGCTGGGAAAAACAACGTGGACATCGGCGAGACGGCCATCCTGAAGACGATGTCGCACGAGCTGACGCACTTCATCCAGCAAAATAGCGGCCAGTACGAGGCGCTGAAGGAATTCGTGGCGAACCATGTGCTCGAGAGCGGTGACAGCATTGAGCGTCTCGCCCAGCAGAAGATCGACAACGACTCGACAGGCGAGCTGACGATGGACAGCGCGATGGACGAGGTCGTGGCCGATGCGTGCGAGATGATGCTGCGCAACACCGAGGCCGTGCAGCGGCTGGCAAACGAGAACCGCAGCCTTGCCGAGAAGATCCGCGACTGGATCGGCGACTTCGTGAAGAAGCTGCGCGCTGCGTTCAAGGGCGACCGTGCGACGCACGACGAGGCGAGAGCCATGCTCGACCGGATGGTGGAGCTGCAGAAGCTCTGGGACGATGCGCTGGTGGACGCGGCGAAGGTGAAGGCGGGGAACGGAGTCGCAGCCAAAGGCGAGCAGCGCGAGCAGCACCAGAGCAGGAAAAAGGTTGAACGCGATGAACAAAAGCGGTACAATAAACGCAGTAGATACAGCGAGTCAGAAACGCTTTTCCTCCAGTGGGCAAATGGTCCTTCGCCTGCCGGTGAAACAAAGCGTTTTACCAGATTTGGAGAGCACCGATTCTATGAAAAATCGGTGAGCGGATGCGTGGAGATAACCGCGTCACAGTACGCTGAAAGAAGGGGCGTCAATAATGCAGATGACTACAGACGAGCATATCACAGAATTGATGCGGCTGCTCATAATGATGGATCTGAAGAAAAAAGAGATTTTCGAGATCGCGGCAGCCATGGAAACAACGGAGATGCTAAAAAGATTTCTCGACAAGCTGTCGGCGAAGAACTACGACATGACGCCGGAGGAAGTCTATCAAGCGTCGATAGAGACGGTGGAAGAGACAATGTAAAAGAGC